ACACAAAAAAAGAGAGGGTGTCAAGAACCCTCTCAGTAACAAGTATGTCTTGGTATGAAGATGTTTAAATTAAACTGTTGCTTCTACCTTTTTGTTGTGCTTGATGCCTCTGTACGTCAACACATTACTGTGCTGCCCAGATGTTTTTCTTGTCTCGGTGTCATAAGCGACACCACGATATGTGACTTGTGCCATTTTGTTACTCCTAAAGTAATTGGATTTTTAGCCCCGTTCCTTTAGTCATTTTCGTCCCAACAATTCCTTGTCTCTTCTTTAATGACCTGAATCATTTCAGCTCTTACATCTTCCTCAACTTTAAACGTTTTCATCTTATCGATGAGAACAGTAGCATCAGAACAAGTAAAAGAAGTGGCAATCAAAAATGGAATCATTAAGATGAACGCTCCGTTCCGTGACTTACTTGCGTCCTGAGTGTATCAGGATGAACGTAATGGTATCTGTTGATACCTACAGTATTATTTATAGCATATAATGTCTTGAAATGCAAGCTTGTTGTATTATTTCTTAAACTTTTTCTTTTCTGCATCCCATATCATCTCTGCAGTACCAGGTGGTTGATCTATTTGTCCTGCACTATCTAAGAATGCATCCCAATGATCTTCTGCAGAAGTTACAATTGCTTTTTTAAGTTCTTCTATGTCCCACTCTATCTCAGAGTTTGAATCCTGAGAAGGTATCTTTTTTGACATCTTGTTTGATTCCTCCAACGACATAAGATTCTATCTCCGTTTCTTGTGGTGCATTTTGTTGTCCCTTACTGTTCAACCAGTGTTCAGTCCAAGGTAAAGGATTATTTCTAAGTGGTACATCATAAATGCTATCCAAACCTATTGCTCTCATACGTCTGTTAGCAATCCATTCAACATATTGATGGAGTAACCTATCATTTAAACCAATAATAGATCCATCCTTAAACAAATAATTTGCCCATGCTTTCTCTTCATCAACAGTTTTTCTAAACATCTCTGTTACAACTTCTCTTTCTTCTTGAGCAATCACTTTCATCTCTGGATCATCATTACCACTTGACCAGTTTTTTAATATCTGTTGAGTAATTACTAAGTGTTGGGATTCGTCTCTCGCAATAAGCGATAAGATCTTTGCACTTCCCTCCATGAGTTTGTTTTCACCGAAGGCAAAAGAGCAAGCAAAGCTAACGTAAAAACGTATACCTTCGAGTATATTGACATTTGCGATAGCTCTATAGAGAGATCTCTTGAGGTCTTTTCTTGTCCATTCTGCAGAGGGAGATCCTTTTGAATCTGATCTCCATAGATTTCCACTTCCATATTCTTGTGCGTAATTTAAAAACTCATCGTATGATTTGGTAACAGACTCTGCTCTTGAGATAATATTATCATCATCTAATATGGTATCAAATACATCTGCAGGATCTGGATATACATTTTTAATAATATATGTGTATGATCTGGAGTGTATCATCTCCATGAACTGCCATACATTAATACAACCTTCTAACTCAGGTAGAGAACAGTATGGAGCAAAAGCCATACCAGGTGCACGACCTTGTACAGAGTCAAGCATGATCTGATACTTCAAGTTAGAAGTAAAGATGTGCTTCTGTAAATTAGTTAACTTCTGATAATCAGCACGATCTTTCTGGAGTGATACCTCTTCAGGTCTCCAGAAATATCCTAGTTGTTGCTGCGTCAGTCTATCAAAAGTAGGAAATCTATATTGATCATAGCGTTGAACACTCAGGGGTGCTCCAAAAAACATGTATTGTTTTGTAGTGTCAACCTTATTCTTATTGAATACGGTCATGCCTTGCACTTCTTTAGACTGCACAACTGTCACAGACTTCCTCCTCGGTAGTTAGTATTTGATTGATAAGGTTGTCTACATCTGCTGGAACATCATCCTTCCAACCAATAGGATGTGCTGGTTCATCTAAATCTTTCTTCGCATCATATGTATTCTGATAATAGGAAGTCTTCCATCCATACTTGTAAGTAGTTAAAAGATCATTTGCCATTACTGATACAGGTACCTCATTATCAGGGTAATTCTCTGGATTATATGACCAGTTACCACTAATAGCTTGGTCAAAGAACTTCTGCATTACTGCAGTAACTTTAATATATCCTTCGTTGTTTGGCATATCCCACAGTAAAGTATAGTTATTCTTTAATGTCCCGTAGGATGGAACCACCTGCTTAAGAGGCCCCTTCTTTGATTTTTTAATGGACAAGTAGTCTCTAGGAGGTTCGATTCCATTTGTTGCGTTTGACACAACGGAACTGCTCTCCGAAGGCATCTGTGCGGACAACGTGCTGTGCCTGAGTCCATACTCAGATATTCGCTTCCTAAGATGCTCCCAATCACATGATAGGTCATTCGGTACTATCTCATCTACGTCCTCTTTATATGTATCGATAGGTAGGATTCCATCAGCATACTTTGTCTTACCAAAGTAACCGCATGGTCCTTTCTCCATAGCAAGAGAATTAGATGCACTAAGTAAAGCGAATTGGAACCTCTCTGTCAGTTTATGAACTAAATCATGTGCTTCTGGAGAATCATATTTAACACCGTTCTTAGCAAAGTAATGTGCCAAACCAATATAACCTATACCTAATGATCTACGATTCTTTGTAGAGGATTCTGCTGCCTTTACAGGGTACTTTTGATAATCAATTAAAGCATCAAGACCACGTACTGCAAGTTCACATAGTTCATCGAGTTCTTCAATCTTATTAATCTTACCTACATTAATAGCAGAAAGAATACAAAGAGCAATCTCTCCTCCTGTAGAATCAATATGTTGAATAGGATCTGTAGGTAGAGTGATCTCCTGACAGAGGTTACTCATGTTAACCTTATCCTTAAAGGATGAATGTGAATTACAGTGATCTATATTCATGATGTAAAGACGACCTGTCTCTGCTCTCTCCTTAAGGAGATCGAGTATTAATTCTTGGGCATCGATGGTTGTCTTAGGGATTGACTCGTCTGATTCGTATCTAGTATAGAGTTCGTCAAAGGTATCGCTACCAAAAGCGTCATACAACCCAGGCACATCATGAGGGCTGAATAAAGTAATAGTACCGTTTTGGATAAATCGCTCATAGAATATTTTACTTAACTGGATACTGTAGTCGAGTTTTCTGACTCGGTTGTCTTCTGTTCCTTTGTTGTTTTTGAGGACGAGGATGTCTTGGATTTCTTGGTGCCAGATTGGGAAGTGTACTGTTGCACTGCCTCCCCTGATGCCATTTTGAGTACAGCATCGAACAGTAGACTCAAACTTTTTAAGGAACGGGACGACACCTGTGTGTTGAACTTCTCCGTCACGGATTTTCGCGTTGATGCCCCTGATGCGACCCGCGTTAATACCGATACCTGCCCTTTGAGCGACATAGTACCCAATAGCCATATCACTGCTAAAGATACTATCGAGGGTGTCATCAACATCAACCAGAACGCAACTTGCAAATTGACGAAGGGGGGTTCTAACTCCTGCCATGACTGGCGTTGGGATGTTGATTCTGTGTTTGGAGATTGCGTCATAATACTTTTTGATATACTTTAGTCTATAAAACTTATCATCACTTTGAAAGAGAGTTGCTGCAATCATCATGTACATGAACTGTGGAGTCTCATAGATCTCTCCACTACTTCTGTCTTGTACTAGATACTTGTCAGTAACTTGTCTTATACCTGCATAGGTGAAGAGATAGTCACGGTCATGATCTATAAAACTATTTAACTCCTCCCATTCTTCTTTGCTATATCTATCTACAATTCCTTTATCATAGACACCTTTCGTAACACACCTATCTACATGATCCTTAAGAATAGGATGTGTATCTGGATGGTTTTCATAAACTGCTTTCCTCAGACTAAACAACAATAGTCTAGCAGCAACATACTGATAGTTAGGATTATCTAAAGTAATTAAATCATTAGCAGATCTAATTAGAATCTCCTGTATATCAGAAGTTTCAATACCATCAAACAATTGAAGATTGGCATTCATTTCTACTGCTGATTCAGACACACCTGCAAGACCCTTGCAAGCATGTTCAACCATCTTATGAATCTTATCGAGATTAAGAGAGGTGCTTTCACCATCCCTCTTAACAACTTTAATATCCGTACCGTTTGTCATACTTTTTTCCATTCAGTTAATTTAACTTTTGCTTCTAAACCTTGGTAGATATTTAATTCTACCACCGACTGAACGTCATGTCCAGCTACTGCCATATCATTTATGTCTTTTTGTTGTATATCATTTGGAAAGATCACTACTTTTTCTCCTCGATCAATGGTTCTGGAGATCCTGTTGACGATTTCTCTGTTACGAGGTTCATTATCATAAATCCAAACACAATTGCTCCAACCAAACGACCTACTATCAACGTCAGACCCAGCCATCGCAAGGGAATTATCCAAGAGTGTTGAGTCAAACGGTCCTTCAACGATGTAAATAGTTTCATTCAAATTAATCCTATCAAGTCCATAAATTTTAGGTTTATTTTCATCTAACATCACAGTAATATATCTCAACTTATCTTTAGGATTTAAAGACCTTCCTTGGAAACCAAACCATTTGTTTTCTGCATCAATAAAAGGAATAATAATCCTAGGATGATCCCTTTTGATGTCAGAGAACGTAGGTTTCTGTGTGTTAACCCAAGTACAGAACTTGTCTGTAAAATAGAATAAGGACGGATTTAATTTCCGTCCTGTGATATATCGATATGCTGGATGTTCTATATTTAGATCAGAAACTTTTTCAAGTTCCCCCTGTTTTTTAAATACAGGTTTTTTAAATTTTGGTTTGGGAACATAAGATCCTTTACCTGTTGTACCCTTCTTATATCTCTCCATAATATACTCATCATAGAGATCAGGTGCTTGATCCTTAAGGAAGTTTGGTAACGTCCTACCCACTCCACAGTTATGGCATTTGAATACCATGTCTGCCTTTACACGAAAAAAATACCCCCGTGCCTTGTTCTTATGTTTCTGTGAATCACCACAGTAAGGACAACGGAAGTTAAATAAATCTGATTTTTTCCTAGCAAACTTATCCAGTCTACCAGAAAGGAGGCTTACATAATGTGCATCAACAAACTCAGACAACTTCAGAGACTATAGGAATCTCAATCATACTACTTTGTTGCCCACTTGTCAAGTTTTTGAGGAGTGCTTGACCTGGTATACTAACCATGAAAGATACAATAGCAAGACCACCAAAAATAGACCACATTTTCTTTTCCATGAGTCTAAGACGCTCATCGATTTTTCTGATGTCTCTTTCACAACCTTTCCTTATGAGTTCTGTCTCACGATCAACTGCTCTATGAAGACTATCAATCTTCTCAAACAATACTGCATCAATTTTTTCTTGCTTATCAATCTTTTCGTTATGAACAGCAAGCAACTGTCCCATCTTTACAGAATTATCAGATAAGGTGTCCACCACTTTCTCTAGGCGGTCTAAGATGGCAGTATTTACGTCAGTCATTACTGATTATATTCTTGCGTATTACCACCAACACGACCCTTTGCTTTCAGTTGAGCAGTCTTCTTCTGTAACTGAGTACGGATCTGTTTAATTTTTAAGTTAGCTTTCTTCTTATCCATCATAATCTTATCACGAGTAAGCTGACTCTTCATCTGCTTCTCATCTGCTTGTTCATTAACATTTTTCATATGTTTAACCCTCTTATCCATAAAGAACTTTGCAGCATTACCAGGCATAATCCTTTCGATTTTAATATCTCCTCTGTAACGATAGTTAATAAGAAGACGTAACTTCATACGAAGTTCTGCTGGATTACTAGCATAAACTATAGTCTCTCCTACTTCAGGTAAAGATACTTTATACTGAAAGAGATGTGACTTAGGAGCGTAACGATCTACCTTACTCTCCTTCACAGTTTTAGCAAGTTTAGTAGGAGCTTTTAATTTATTACCAGGTGCCACAAGACCTTTCAAGTCTTTGAGCTTAGCACGTAGCTTCATTTTAGGATCAAATCCAGCAGTAGGACCAGTTGCTGTGTCCCCTCCCGTAAATCCAGTTGTCATCATTTCTTCGTTCATACCTTATCTAGTTCTTCTTGGATGTCATCATCAATTGGAATATCATTAAGCATACCTACTGGGTATTTATTAAGATAAAGAAGTATAGTTTTTAAAATACCCCAATACTCCCTTTCTAACTTGTAGAAAAGTAATGGGGTAGCTGCGTCACCAAAAACATTATAAAGGATGATAAGATGATTAATGATCAAATGAGTCCTTAAGGCACCACCTCTAACGTATCTCTTAAGTAAACGTTTGAGGTATTTAAATCTCTTAAGGTCTTCATCAAAATCCTCACGTGTAACACAGTGAGGATTTTCATAATGCTTAATGGCGAACAGAAGGAATGTAGATTCATTCAGTTCGTCAAATTTCATATATTATTAAGTTGTAGTAATTGTCTTAGTAGAACCAGATCCACCAGCACCAATTGTATCACCTAGAACGAATACCTTATCGGATGCTGTGTTTGTACCAGCGTCCTTGATTGTTCCAGAGATTGTTTGAGCACCGATTGTGTGTACCTTATCGGCAGCAGCACAAGTAAAGTCAAACTCGATACGGTTTCCACCTGTTCCTCTAGCATATGTAGCAGTAATAGAAGCACTATCAGTTGTATTAGTAACTACTAGTGTTGCACCAGCAGTAACATCAACCTTCTCGTTGTAGATAACAACAACAGATCCTGTAGCAGCTGCTGCATAAGTTGTCTCCTCAAAGAATACTGCACTAATGTCAGCGTTACCAAGTGTATCAGTACCACGTCCACCAGCACCTACAAGACCATCAACTGCGACGAGAATCTCATCCCAAAATTGAGTCTTTGCAGCGTTCTTATAATGTCTAAGAACCCAACCGTCTGCGGTTGCAAAAATATTTGAAGGGTCTACACCACTACCACGTACAGCCCACTTAGGCTTAGCTTCGTCAGCGTCAGTGACTCCATACAGTGCCATGTTATCTGCTCCTTAATTACTATCTAAATCTAGTATTATTTATAAGGATCAAGACTCTAAAAGTGCTTTTTCTAAAGCTTCTACTAACTGATCATCCACCTTGTTCCCTGACTTGGCAGCAGCCTTTTTAAGTAGTCCTATAAGAAACTCTTTAAGTTTTGTTTCTAGGTCTTCTGGGATCTTGTCTACCGCCTTGTTAATTACATTAATAGCGATAGGTAGTAAAAAATTTGTCATTTCAATAAAGCAAGTAGCTTTATTTATCACAAATATTTTCCGAACCACCTACGGAAAATGGATTGTATTTATCGGTAGCAATTCTATACATTTTTTCATGTATAGAATCATCTTCTTTATCTTCTTCATCTTGCGGTTCTACAGAACTTGGTGCAAGATCTAGAGGTTCATCAGTTGCAATAGGCATAAGATCTAATGGATTTATTTTGTTGTCAAACCACGCATCATAAGGGATTTCTGGGAGTGGCATAAGAAGTTAATCGTATTTCTTTTTACCCTTTACAATATAACCCTTTCCTTTACTATCATAGAAACGAACTTTCTTTTTAGCTTCGGAACCTTGAGACTGGAAGTCTTTAAAGGTTTTCTTTTTCTTTGCTTCTTTATGTGCTTTGTTAGCACGAGCAAGGAGTTCATCTTTAAGACCAGTTTTAAACTGATCACTTAACTCATTTACAGTTTCTTCATTAGTATGTTTAAATGCTTTCCTCATCACATCTAAACGTAAATGTGGTGGCAAACTATCTGCTGCTTTCTTTCTCTTTTTCTCTGCTGCTTTCTTAGTAGCATCACCCATTTTACTATGGGTAATCTCTGGTTTCCAATCTTCACTACACTTCCACTTCCGTAATGCTAGTGCCTTACGAGTAGGTCTACCTTTCTCATCCTTCATCGGTCCTTTGACACCACCCATACGTGCACAAAATGATCTCTTTCTAGGACCACCCTCAGGTTGAGGTGCCTTCAGATCAGAACCAGGATTCTCACGTTCGTAAGATTTCCTACCCTTCTCATTCAGACCACCTTCTTTATTCTTACCCTCCTTTCTCTGCCATGCAGCAGATTTTTCTTTAAGTTCCACTCGTATCCCTCATCAATTTTTCAGCATCTGCTCTTGACTGACGACGTTTTGCAATCGTATCTGCTGGTGGAAATTTCCTATCACCAATCTGTCTCTTACCTTTCTCACCCTTAGTCTTCTTGCGTTGACCTTCAGGTTTACCTGTCTCTCTGCGGATCATAGTCCTAACCGCTAGGAGTGCTTTGTCACTTGTATTACCACCTTTCTTAACTGGAGTACCTGCTCTCTTATTCATAGAACCAGTTGCCTTACCAGTCTCTTTACCATAACGATTCAATTCAACAAGCTCCTTGTAAGTTAGTAATCTTTCCTCACCAACAACTGCCTTCTTAAGTTTGCCAGCAAACTTCACAGTATCTTTAGCACCTTTAGCAGCACCTTTAGCAAATACTCTAGCAGGTTGAGTTGCTTTACGATGTCTCTTAACACCTTTCTTAATAACATCTCTTACTCTATCACCTACAGTTTTCTTACCAGTAGACTTTGGTGTTTCCTTCTTGGGTAATGATTTCTGCTTTGCCTTTGTCTTTGCTTTAACTCTATCAGCAGCTTGACTCCTTTCTTTATTAGGACCATCATATGCCATAGCACCTTTCTGTGTACGTGGTGCTTCTTTTTTCTTTGCCTTTGGTTTAGGTGCTACCTTTTTAACTGCAGCAACAGGTTTTGCTTTAGGCTTTGCCTTTGGTTTAGATCCACCTACAACTTTAGTAAGTTGTGATGGCTTCTTCAAAGTACGTTTTTTCTTTGGTGCTTCTTTATACTCACCAGTTTTATTTGCTTGACGTTTTGCTTCCTTCTCTGCATCTTTTGCAATCTGTTTCTTGATAGTACCTTTAGTACGCACGTTCATCTTACGTGCTGATCTTTCTTCTTCCAAATCAAATTCTTCTTTCTTCAATAGACCATCTTTAATATCTTTTGTATGAGATTTTCTAAACTCCTTTTTACTTTCACCCTTATCTTTAAGACTGTAAACAGAAGACTTGCCTAACTTACCAGACTT